CCACTATTTTATCATCCTCCTGCAAAAGGACGAGGGGTCAACGACTTGAATTCAGGCAATGTACACAGTAAGGGCAAAGCCCCCTGCAAAAGTTCCCACGCGTTGACTGTAGGAAACCTTGCCATGCATGCGCTTCATTCTGCCAAAATGGCCGCCCGTTGCACTACGCTGGCCGCTCTAGATGCGGCAGAGGCAACCTCAGCAATGTCGTGAACGCCATTGCCGAGTGCCACCGCCGTGCGCATCAATCTATCCCAGACTGTGTCACTGGCAATAGGGTGATGCACGTGGCCTGCAGATGCCGGGTTGCCAAGATCGAACCTGACACGCCATTCTACAGTTACGAGATATTCCAACTCCACTTGTTGGGGATTGTAGACAGTCATAGGCGCCCAACCCATGGAATAAGGCTGGGACGCATCATATGTGCCTGTAAAGTCGTTGCTAAGCGCAACATGTGTGAAGTCGGATACCGCGTTCATGTTTAATGGGAATGAATTCATTTGAACCCCCCGTAAAGCCACACGAGGTGCAGCTAACAAGCGTGGGCTTTGAAAGTTAACAAAGTTATCAGCATGGGATCGCCAAGTAACAGGCTCGCCACCCTGAATGCCTTGAACATTCATTACCCCCGTGTAAAGCACACCTGACGTGGTTTGCAACGGATTTGGGTTCATTAATTGAACAGTAAACGCGCCCGGGCAGCCAACCGCTCCAAAGCCAAGACTAGGAAGCGGTATTGTGATGAAATTGGCATTATTAGGTGCACCAATGCTCAAAGTCGGGTCAACATCCTCAACAGCAATCACATTTGTCCAAACTCGCCCTGGGTCAGTGACAAGCTCGGTCCTCTCCTGCATGAAGGTTCCTAACTGTACTACCTCCGCAGACGTTTTGAAGCGCCGAGTGACTCTGATGGGCAAATAAGGACCAACCGCACGAGGCAATCCTAAATGTAACGGGTGAGTTGCGTCCCAACATAACAAAGAATAACCACGCTTGCCTTTACGCTTATTCTTGCGTCTAGGCTGCATGGAATTGCAAGGACCGCATTTTGGAAATGCGTTCGTTGTAATTGCACCAGTTTTGAATGCCAATACATCCTGCGCCTGGTTGCGCAACTTGCTAGATTTTCCATTCTTATTAGGCATAATCAATATAGTGGTGTCCCCCCCTCCAACCCAGGTTCGAACCAGCAAAACTATCGCATCACGGTTTGCATGCAACTTAACGCAGTTCTAACATCCGCTTTCCTATATTTACATCATGCCTGGCATTCCAGTCCCAAACGCGTGAGGCAAACTGTTCTAGCCCATCGCGTGTGACTTTCAAGCCCAGCATGTGCATCCACTTGACTTCATTTACGGGCGTTACTAATGAGTTATTGTCATCTATGATTTGGTCGATGTTGGGTTTAATATCATGCTTTTCGTAATCCATATAAGCTCGCGTTCCTAACGCGCGAACCACGTGGTTACGTTCGAGGATATAATCTTTATCGAGGCTGGCAGCATATGAATTGAATTTGTTTGAAATAGTGGGAAATATCCCGCTAAAGTCAATCGCCCGGCATTTGTAAGCCCCAACTGCCAGGCGTTTTAACCTATCATCTTTACTCGACGCCGCCGCTTGAACCGCGCCGGGCGAGCAACTAACCCCAGCGCGTTCCAGATTTCTATGCAAATCTGGGCTGGCAATAAAGCCTCCGAGTATTTCCATGCCAGGAACATCTTCATCCATAGCGTTCCTGATAGGCATGCCATTACAATCGCAAGCAATATGCCAACCGCAAAATTCCATCCTGGTAACTGTATCCCCATCATTATCATAAACCTTATTTGACGCAACAAAGACCAATTTCATGTTGAACCCACAACGCTCCCAAAATCGCACTATTTCATCAGCCTCGGGTGAGCCTTCAGAGATGACCGGTTTAGTACAAACACCTGAATCATCCCCTTCAAACGCACCTTCGTAGGCTCTGAGATTGCCCCATCGATCTTTGTTAATCAGGGCGTCATCTTTGGGTGGAATCAAATATTTAGGCGCGTCCATGCCGTACAAACATACGGTCCATAGGGTGAAGTTTATCCAATAATTCAAACATGATGTCCCGCGATGGCCCGAACGCCTAATCGCGGGAATGGGTAATTTGAAGGTTTCAAATACGCCTGCGACTTTCTTGCGCATCTTCAATTTCAGTACGGGTACTTTGCAGGACTGCAAATGAGGGAGGATGAGGTGTTCTGGCACCAACCCATAGCTCAATAAGACTTGCGCGATGTGATCCAAAACCGGGTTTTCAATCAAGTTGCGGATAAGCTTAGAGCAGGTTGTGTCCCA